AACCATTTTTAAAGAAAAAGCAGATAGAAAGTATAAATATACTTTTAGAAGAGATGGGTCTACAAGGAAACATAAATGAATAAAACATTCAAGGAATTCTATAGCGCGAATAACCCACAAATACAACCTTTAAAATGGAATGTTGTACTTTTTACCGGTGAATTCGACCCTATCTGTAAAGAAGAAACACATAGAATAAATGACTATGTGAAAAACTACATAACTAAAAATTCAGATAAGTTTGATGCAAATGCCGATATTGGACTGCTGACCCCCTCAACGGCATTAAATGAAATAAACACCAAAATGACGCATAGCTTGACATTTGAAGAAAGACAATACATAGCTGGTAAGTTCTTTGGGCTTAAGATGTTTCCTATTGATTTCAAAGAAATGTTCTCCTTAGCCCATTTCGACAAAAAGAGAGTATTAAAAACAGAAGTGAATAAAGCTACCGAAGAATTGAAGAACCAATTTGATAACTCAAATATACTCATCGTCATACACCCAAGCGAAGCTGTCGAAACGAATGACCTCAAAGAGATAGCACATGTGTTTTCGAACAACGGTTTGAACATTGGGTTTATGACGTATGATCATACACCAATCGTGTATGATGAATATTTCAAGAAAATACCCATGTCAGGAAAGATGCTCAAAGCATGTTGTTTATTGGATAGCGTTCGTCCGTCAGCATTAGAACTTAAGAATTTTGCTTATAAGTATAATTTACAAGATATCCTTGACCCATTGAAAATCATGCATTTTATGACAAAGAATGAAAAGTATGATATGGTGTTTAGACACATCTTTCCAGAAATACGGTTGCATGAAAGAAACAATGAAGAAATAGAACACAATACCAAGGTGGTTATGGAAGTTCTAAAAAAGATGTATACTAACAAATCTTAAGTCAAATCAATATAAATAGTCAATAGGAGAATTTTATATGAACCGTTGCCCACATTGTTGCAATGTCAATTTAGTCGAAACAGAATATCGTGGAATAACTCGCTGCGAGGACTGTGGTACTGAATTTAGAGGCGATACAGTCTTTAAAGAAGGTTCATACCAAGATTTCGTAGGCGGCGTCCTGACAAAGCTATCAAGTGTATTAGAAGCCAGGGCAGCCACAGTTGTAAATGAAATGCGTCTAAACATGATTCGTGAAAAGAATGATGTTGATGTCGTTGTTCAAAAGCTCATGGATATCGCTGAAACGGTCAATACAGACAACGTTCTTGGTGTTGATCGTAAGGAAGACGTTATACAGATCGTTGAATCAATTGATAAAATCGTAAAGTATGCTTATGTTTTGGCTGAAAGAAACGAAATTGAGGAACGTGTAGCTTTCCGTTTGAAGATCATGGAAGGATTGGATGTACCCGGACTTCCGCCAGAATTGGATGATCCACAAGCTGGTCCTATTGTAAGTGCAGATCCAGCAGTCGGACCTTCGGGGTTTGATGATTCTGGTATTGCTCCTGGTCTTGAAACATTACCACCTCCAGAAGCAAACCCACCACTCAATCCAGAAGATACTGTAAATTTACCAAATGACGAACAAGAACCAACACCATGGCAAGAAGGTTTGTGGCTTGGTGAGAAGGTAAAGTTCTGTGTTGAACAAGACGGCGATGCTGTTTCATATAATGTATGCAGAGAAAACGGTGATCCGTTGATTTCCTACAATAAGGACACGAAGCAACACGAAGGATTGGAAAAGTACACAGAAGAACAGTTGGAAGAGCTTGATGGTATTATTTCCGAATATAACAAGAGTGTTATGAATTCGATGGCGGATCAATATGGTGCAGATAAGGCGAAAGAAGTTTATTACGCCACAGCTAATAAGCAAGGAAGAGACGAAGAAACATTCAAAAAGAACGAAGAAGTTTCTGGTCCAGTTATTAGTACCGCAGACACAGATCCAGCTAACGAGGCGGCTAATATAACAGCCAACGCATTCAAAAACAAAGAAGAGAATAATATGGACCTATCATCATATAAAGAAACACAGATTTATCGTCAAGTTGAAAAGAACTTGAGAGGTCAAATGAAGAGGGGAACATTCGATGAATGTAACGCTCTCAACGCTATGAAGCGTGTTGTTAAACAATCTCATGTAACCATGGAAGGTTCATGTGATGTAGAATCGGCAGCCAAGTCGCTATTAGATGAATTCGTTCAAACTGTCAATGGTCCAATCGGTTCACCAGCCGCACAATCAGAACCATCAGTTGATGGTCCTATTGGACAACCAGTTGTAGATGAAAATGAGTTAGGTGTTCCTGGCGCAGACGGAGAAGTTGAAATAGAACCAGAAAATGGTTCTTTGGAGTCACCAATAGCTAACGAAGGCGAACCTGTTAGTGAGATAGAACCAGAACAATCAGAAGAGGAAAAAGAACATGAAGAGGCTGAAGAAGCTGCTATTGAAGATGTTCAATCAGCCGCAGAAAAAGCCGAAGATAAGCTTGAAACAGCAGAAAAAGCTTTAGAAGATTTGAAAGCTGCTGTTGAAGCTCTTACCGATATCGAAGGTGAGGAAAAGGAAGAAGCTGGTGAAGCTGAAGGTGAAGCCGAAGTTGAAGATGGTGAGTGTGAAGGTGATGATTGTGAAATAGAAGATGGATTCGATGACGGTGAAACTGAAGATCCAGAACAAGAAGATGAAATAGGGGATGTTGAAGGCGAAGCTGAAACAGCACAAGAATTGAAGGAATTCGAAGAGAAGAAGGTTGGAAAGCACAAGTTTGTTGCCAAGCCAGAAATCATTCCAGCCAAACGTGAAGCCACTGGTGAAAAGCCAGATGGTCATATCGTTAAGTACGTCAAGACCGTTCATGATCCTTCAAAGGAACCAGCAGAACAATGGTCGGAAGAAGAAGTAAAGATTCCTTTGACACAAGAAGAGGCTGAAAAAGCCGAAGTTGACGAAGAAGGTAAAAAGAAGAAGAATGCTGGCGACAAGAACAAGAAAGAAGAATATAAGAAGAAAGATTTCGAAGAAGGTCGCCCAAGCATCAATGAATCGACCCGCTTCAACGGTTTCCGTTTAGGTGATAAGATCAAGATCCCAGGATATCCAAAGTCATTTGAATTATCAAAGATAATGTTGGATCCAGTTCGCTTTGTCTTGACCGAAGGAAAGGTTTCCATAACCATCGACCCAAATACCGATAAGTTTGATTTGGACGAGGATAAAGATATCAAGTGGCAGCGTACCACAACCATTCTTGAAGATACAAGACAAGTATGGGAAGAAATGGAAAAGTCGATGGTAAATGAAGGATGTGCTGGTGGCGTTTGCACCATCGGTGGACCAATGCATGTCACAAACAATACCTCTGGAATTGGCAATGTGTCATCTGTGGTTTCATCATTCATAGCAACACCAATTAGACAAATATCACACGCAGCGTCTGATAAAGAGATTTATACATACATCAAGATGAATAATCTCCACAATTCTCCACGCCAAACAGCCATTAGTCACCTTCTTGGAAACTTCCAGAACGCAGAGTCAAATGTCGAGAAGATCCTTGATGATGCGATCATGAGTCTCAAGTATGATGACTCGAATCCAGAGAGTATCAACGAAGTTGATAAGTCATACGGATTCAAGACACAATGCAGCCGTGGTATCAATATTCAGCAACAGCTTGAAGAAGGCTACGAAGCATTGAAGAAGCAAGGCATCGTATAAAATTACGAAGATACCAATTTTAATTGGTATAATAGTTACATGCCTAATGTCGATGATATTTTAAATGGTATCAACGTGGATGATATTCCACCTGATGACCATTTAAAAGAAAAGAAAAAAAGAGTTAATGGATGTCGTAAAGGAAAAGCCGCTGAACGTGATATTTGTCACGAATTAGAGGCGCTTTTTCCTGGCGACATATTCCGTCGTGTACCCATGAGTGGTGCATTCATGGGCGGCTTTAATTTTAATAAGAATATGAAGATCAATGAAGAGGCGAAAAAGACTCTTACTGGTGATATCATCACCCCAACATGGATGAAGTTTTCGTTAGAATCCAAGGCATACGACGATACTCCCATGTTTCACAAGATATTAGATGGTCAAGATAAGGATCTAGATAAGTGGATTACTCAAGCTTCTGAAGATGCTGCTAAGGTCGATAAAAAGTTCCTACTTATTTTTAGAATAACGTCAAAACGTAGCGGGTTTGTATGTCTTGAACGTGATGTGTTTTTAAACTTCTGTGACGGTAGGAATAACACGTATCCCGAAAACTATCTTTTATATAGAGGTAAATATTACATTCTTGAAAAGTCCTTGTTCATGGAAAACTACTTCAAGCTATATAAATCTGTCGAAGATTGGTTTTATACAAAACCAAAGTAATTTATCTTATCGGAGCAAGAAACCCCACAATCTTTAGTTGTGGGGGATGAATTGCTCATAACTCTATTATAACTTGTTTAGAATAAAAGTCAATGTATGTTATAATTATACAGAAGTAAAGATTTTTCTTATTTTTGTATAAACTACATATAAATAAAAGTAGAGAGGAAATAAATGTTGACTAGGACTTATAAGTTTAGATTATATCCAAACGATAAACAAGAGAAATTGCTCAACAACTCACTTGAAACATGTCGTATAATCTATAATAAAGTTTTAGAAACAAGAAAAGTTGCCTACGAAACTGAAAAGAAAACTATAACTAAATTTGATTGTAATAAGTTAATAACTAAATGGAGAGAAACAGACGAAAGAATAAAAGGTGTTTACTCCCAAGTTTTACAGAATGTAAGTGAGAGAGTTGACTTGGCATATCGTGGATTTTTTCAGAGAGTGAAGAAACAAGGTGAGAAAGCTGGATTCCCAAGATTCAAGGGATATGGTCGTTACGATAGCATGGCATTCCCTGGAACTGGTTATAAGTTAATTAACCACGAATTACTTGAAGTTTCAAAGATTGGTAAGATAAAGACAAAAATACATCGTGAAATAGACGGTGAAATAAAGAGATTAACTTTGAAGAGAGAAGCAGGAAAGTGGTTTGCTTGTATTGTAATTGAAAAGGAAGATTACGAAATGATAGAAAGACACAAGCCCATTGGAATTGATTTAGGTGTAAGTTATTTCTTGACAAATAGTAATAATGAAAAGATTGAAAATCCAAAATACTATGATAAGTCTAAACTAAAGTTAGGTAAAGTTCAAAGAAAATATAGTAAGTTGAAAGAATTACCAAAAGATGATAAGAAAAAGTGTAAAGTTAGAAAAATATTACAGAAAGTTCATGCTAAAATAAGAAATCAAAGAAAAGACTTTTTACATAAGTTAAGTAGAAATATTGTTAATAATTATAGTCATATTTGTGTCGAGAATTTGAATATAAAGAAAATGTTGAAAGAAGGTTATACAACTTTAGCAAGACATATTTCTGATTGTGGGTGGAGAGACTTTTTACATATGTTAGACTACAAAGCGGTAGAAGCTGGTAGTCAAGTTATATATGTTAATCCCGCTTATACAAGTCAAACTTGTAGTAAGTGTGGAAAAGAAGTTAAGAAAGAATTAAGTGAAAGAATACATAAATGTGGAGCATGTGGTCTAGAAATAGATAGAGATTATAATGCTGCACTAAACATCTTGAGAATCGGAATGGATTCTCTGAGTAGCAATACTCTAGAAGCCCCTACCTCTTTAGGGTAGGGGAGCATTCACATATAAATAGATTTATAAAGGAGCTTTTATGAAGCGCGAAGAAATAGAGAAGAAATGGGCAGAAATCGAGAGAGCCATTGTTGAGTCCACAAAGGAATTGTATGGTGACAAGGGACTCAAGACAAAAGCTGCCCCGCTTCACAAAGACGCTAAAGTAGAAGCTGGCAAGGAAGGCGTGTGCTGCGCGACCGATAAGTTCGATGCAAGCGAAAAGATGGACAACACTCCAGCCAATAAGAATAAAGAAGGTGCGGACGAATCGGCTGAAAAGTTTGAAGGTTCAGACAAAGCTCCTAATAAAGAAAAGGATGATCGTAAAGAAGGTGCTGAAGGTGGTGCTGAAGTTGCTAAAGATGGATATGCGGCATCATCATTCGGTAAAAAAGTTCGCGCTACATTCGGATTGTCACTTGATGACAAGCTCAATAAGCCAAATATGGGTAAAGAAGGTTTGTCAGAATCATCGAAGGAAATGTACGGTGATAAGGGATTCAAGCCAGATTCCAAACCAATGCATAAGGACGCGGAAGTAAAGACAAGAAAAGATGGCGCTGAAGGCGCTGCTGATGAATTCGATGCAAGCAAGAAAATGGAAACAGCGCCAGCCAACAAGAATAAAGAAGGTGCCGAAGAAGCAGCCAAGAAATTCGAAGGCGACAAGAAAGCTGCCGGTAAGGATGAAGGCGTAGATCGCAAAGAAGGCGCTGCTGGTGGTGCGACAATAGCCAAAGAATATATTGCAAAAGCATTCCGTGAAAAGGTTCGTGGAGTTTTTGGACTGTCACTTGATGACAAGCTTAATAAGCCAAATATGGGCAAAGAAGGTTTATCAGAATCAAAAAAAAAATTAGATGAGGCGATGTTCGTTCCTGGTGATAAGTTTGATGATGAAGGAAATAGAGTCACAAGAAATCGTGAACGTGGTGCATATTTAAATAGAATGAGTAAATCTATAGTACCAGCTTCAAAAATTCAACAATTACCATTCCAATCAGCAACACCCGAAGAAGCTCAACAAGCAGCCGATGAGTTTAAAAAGCAATGGGAAGCTAATAAAGCACAGTCACCACAAATAATACCAACTAAAATAGAATTAGCGCGTATGGACCCCAATACATATATAAAAATTGGACTAAAACCAACGGATAACTTGCTGGCATCGCGCCAATGGACAGAAAGACTCTACGATTTAGCTGGTATGTAATTTTTTCGTATAAATACAATTAACCCTATATAAATATCATCTAGGAGAATATTATGGCAGTTCCTACACTTAAGCAACTCAAAGCTCTCAAGTCAAAGCTTGAGGAATCAAAGAAATCATACACGGGTGCAAAGTTAGCACCAGAAGGTGGAAAAGATTTCAGCAAGCCAACGGCTAAAGAACCAAAGGAAGTTAAGCGCGACGAAGGTGTTGCTGCTGCTCCAAAGGAAGGCAAAGAAGACCACGGCAAGGGTGGCGAGCCAGAAGGCAACAAGGTTACACCCGTAAAGCGTCCAGAAGGCGTCAAGGGTGGAGTCAAGGAGTTCAAGGCTGAACAACCAGCACAAGGCGCAGATGTCAAGGCTGTTGATCGTGCTGAAGGCGTCGGCGCTGCTCCAAAGGAATGGATCAAGCCAAGTGAGTTCCGTGAAAAGCTCCGTTCGCAACTTGGTCTTCCACTCAATAGCCCACTCAACAAGGGCAATGATGGATTGAACAAGTCGCCAAAGGGCGGATCGGTTGAGCCAAATAAGGCTGGAACACCAGATACCCCTAAGTAAGTTACAAAAATTTTAAAGGGAGAGTAAAGAGCCGTTCTGCAAAGGACGGCTTTTTGCTTTTGGGGTGTTGTAAATCATAATTCTTGTGTTAACATCCCTTATGAAAAAAGTTCTTCTTATTGATCTTGGTCATTTGGCGCATAGATATTTGTTTGTAAAAGCCGCAGATATTCAATCGGTTGGTTTCAATATGCTACGCCACTTATTGTTGGCTAACGGCATTTTTCCGTATATAAATCAATTCAGTCCAGATGCTGTTTATATAGGAATCGACTATAAAAAGTCATGGAGAAAAGATAAGGTAGAATCCTATAAAGCCAACAGAGCAGATGCGCGCGAGAAAAAAGCTTCTGTTGTTGATTGGAATGGTTTCTATAAATTCATGGATGAATTTGTTATCGAACTTCAAGAAGTGTTTCCTTTTTATGCACCCGTTGTTCCACAGTTAGAAGCTGATGATATTATTGGTTGGTTGGCACGTACATTACCAGCAAACTACGAGAAAACTATTATTACGGGTGACACGGATTACATTCAATTATTGAAGTACCCAAATACAAAGTTATGGACTCCAAATAAAAGGGATTATGTCAAGGAAGATCCAGAACAGTCTTTATTGATAAAGATCATTTGTGGTGATTCGTCTGATAATATACCAGGCGTCCGTCGTGGTCTTGGTGTGAAGAAAGCAGCAAAATTAATAGCTTCTGGTGAGTTACCAAAGCTGATAACTGAAGTTGATTCGAATGGTAAATTAACGGAATTTGCTAAGAATTTTGAAAGAAATAAAAGTCTCATTGATCTTGAACAAGTACCAAAAGAGTTTATTGATAAGCTACAAGATCAGATGGTTAATTATAAACTAGCCGATGGAAAGAAGCTATTCCGATACCTTATCGATAGAAACTTACGCGAAATGTTTGAGAACATCGAAAAGTACAAGCAGCTTATGAAACCATTAATAGCTCATTCGGCGGCAAGTTCAGCCGAATAAGTTTTCTTCAGTAAGTATTTTGAATTCCCAACCATGGGAAGCACAGTAGGCTTTTGCCGCTGTCCATTTAGCGCAATTTTGTCGCCATGTGCATGCTTCGTATAGAATAGTTTTTTGATGTTTGCCTTTTGACACAATTGGTGGGACAGTCTGCTTTTTAGGCTTTATTTCGATCATTTGTGTCACAATACCACCTTGTGTTTTCACACGAATGACAAAATCTGGATGATAATTCCACACTGTATTTGTGTTTGGATTGAGATATGGAATCTTTGGTTCTTCACTTAACCACTCGATGACGTTTTCGTTGAAATCAAGAAAACGGCAGAACCGATACTCCCATCGGGAACGTGTAATGGGTGGTGTTTTCCCCTTATATTTGCTCACATTATGGGGCGTATAAATCTGCTTTTGCCATTTGGATTTGGAAACATGTAATCTTGACATAAATATGATTATAATATATTTATGGACTTATTATCAGGAAATATAGGTGGAATTAATTTTGCCGAAATGAAACGAGGACATTTTTATATGTTTTCGTATGCAAACATGCAAAGCAATATGAACGAGCCAATGGTGGTAAACCCCATCATTGTCTTTTCGGCATTGGATAGGAATCGTCGTATACAAGGTCTTGATTTGAGAATCCTTCGTAACCATGATATCTTTTTAGATGATTATGAAAAGTTTTACATGAAAGATGGTAAAATTAAGGTAATGTACAAGCCAGAACACCCACATGCTTTTAGTTTTCGCATACTAAAAGCGTTGTTTTTAAGAAACCCCGATGTTGAACAAGCATGGCGAGTTTACAATCCTTTGCACATGAAGGGTATAAAAGATATAAATATACAAGAGACACGACAGGAAATGCGTAATTTCCATAAAGTGCGATTGAATAACATGGGAGTTCTCTAATGGCGATAGGCGATTACTTTTCATACACAGGTGGCATCAATAAAAGAGCCAAGAATCTTTCGCCACAAGAACAGACTCAAATTGCTAACGTAAGAAAAACCATTTTTTCTGCGATTTCTGGAAACCAAAAGCCACAAGAGATAAAGAAAGATAAGAATAAAGTAGCTGTATCCGAATTGAAGGATTTGGCTGTTGGTGATTTTCAAAGCCAACTAAACGTCTTTTCTAAGTTGATTTATAGAGTTGAAAACGACAAGCGCGAACGTCTACGTCTATACCGTGAAATGGCAAAATACCCCGTCGTATCGTTTGCTGTCAATGAGTATGTCGATGAGGCTGTAAACTACGATCCAGATGGTAACTGTGTACAATTAAAAATCAAATCGAAGCCAATTCGTGAAGATGAACATCAACGTCAAACGATTCAAGCCGAATTCAATGCCTTGATGCATGACGTTATTAAAATCAACGACAATATCGATATGTGGTTTAGAGACTACATGATAGACGGAGAAATATTCTTTGAGAAGGTTATTGATAACGACAATCCAGAACTTGGTATAACCCGCGTTAAAAAGCTTCTCACAAATTTGGTATATCCAGTGTATGGTGACCTTGAAGCTGATGAAATTTTCTTCTTCACATACCACGCACAACAGACACAAGAGTTGCTTCAGATGCCAAGAGAAATGGTGGCATATGCAAACTCAGGACTACGTGAGTTTTCAGAAAATGAACAGAATATAAATGTTTATTCATTCTTGGAAAACGCAAAGATAACATATCGTCGTTTGAAGTTGATGGAAGATGCACTTGTCATTTATAGAATCATTCGTGCGCCAGAAAGAAGAATATTCAATATCGACGTAGGAAACTTGCCAAAAGCAAGAGCAGAACAGTATCTTAATGAAACCATCCAACGTCATCGTCAAAAGAAGTTCTTCGATCCAAGTACAGGTGATGTTACCGAAGGTTTAGATCCTATCGCAATGACGGAAGATTATTACTTCCCTATATTTGCTGGTGGAAAGGGATCGAAAGTAGATACATTGCCTGGTGGTCAGCATCTTGATCAAATACAAGACGTTGAGTTCTTCTTGAAGAGAATGTATTTGGCAATGAACATCCCTATGTCTCGTTGGGGTGAGGATAAGAAGACACAGATAGGTGCCGCTGGTGACATCAACCACGATGAATTGAAGTTCTTAAAGGATGTAAAGAGATACACAAAGAGATTCTGTAAAGCATTAAAAGATATATTCATGTCTCATCTTAAGCTTAGAAATATATCCGGTGAATTGGGTATTACAGAAGAAGATATAGAAATTGAAATGTTCTCGAATAATCTCTACGAGATGTTCTTGAATGCCAAGAAACTTGAATTGAAGTTCCAAGTATTCAAACACTTCGAAAGCCTCATCGATACCGAAAACAAGCCATTGTCGCAAGAGTGGGTTATCAAGAAGTACCTTGAAGTTGATGATAATGATTGGGATGAAAACGTTAAGAAGAGAAATATCGAACGCGAAATCGCTAAGAGACTTGAGAAAGAAGCCGAAGGAGGCGAAGGTGGCGGTGGCGGTGGCGGATTAGGCGGTGGAGGTGACCTTGGTGGTGGAGATTTAGGCGGTGACATGGGTGGAGACATGGGTGGTGAAGCTGGTGGTGAACCAGGCGCTGAACCAAGCGCAACACCCAATGTCGGTGGTGAGCCATCAACAGAGCCACCAGTATAAGGAGCTTATATGAAAATAAACGAAGGTAATTCATATATCACACTGAAAGCCGATGAAGTCGGCATGAAGCCATCTGAGTTAGAGCCAGCATGGAATGATGCCATTTCACAACAAAAAATAGAAACACCAGAATTATCCGACAAAGATCCTATGTTCACACGAAAGGTCATGGATAAGTTCGATCAGAGAGTCAATGATTTTTATATTCAAAAAGCAAGGAGCATGGTCATGGCACGCGAAAATGCAATTCAACACGGACAAGAATGGCTTAATTCATTAGCTCAAAGTAACTATGTTCGTGCAAATGAATACTTCCCAAAGTTCACAAAAGCAGCATACGAAAGTTTAGTCAATTCCAAAGGCAAAGAGTTCATGGCTAAATTTGCTGAAAAACTCAAGAAATCATCATCTGAAAGTTAAATTGTATATAAATAGTTTTAGGAGTTTTTAAATTATGAAGGTATATAAGCTCATTACAGAAGCAAATTCTCCAAACTTCAAAGCCATTAAAGACGTTGTTATCAAGGAAGAAGTGTCACCGGATGGTACGAAGAAGTCCGTGACAGAAATTGTCGGACCATTTATCCAATGCAACGTTAAGAATCGTAATGGAAGAATATATCCAAAAGAATTGATGATTCAATGCGTTCAGAAGTATGTCAACGATAGAATGACGGGCAACAAGCTGCGTTCATATGGTGAATTGGGACATCCGGAAGGTGTTGAAATAAACCTTCATCGCGTTTCTCACATGATAACCGATCTGCGTTGGGAAGGCGATGATGTTGTTGGTCGCGCAAAGATCATTGATACCGAATATGGAAGAATAGCCGAAACCATTCTCAAGGCTGATGGTCAACTCGGAACATCATCCCGTGGTATGGGTGCTTTGAATACCCCAAGTCAACAAAATCCAAACTTATATGAAGATGCTGTTTCAAAGTTTGGAACAGATGCTAACATTGTTACAGAGTTCGAATTGATAGCTGAAGATATTGTTGCTGACCCATCTGCACCAGAAGGGTTCGTACAGGGCATATACGAGAATAGAGAATACATTATTTCTGGTGGAGCATATACGGAAGCATCGTTGCGCCGTACAGAAAAAGCATATAAAAACCTTGATGAATCGCTAAGATCCATGCCAAAAGATGATCGTGACCAGATGTTTATCAAGGTCGTTGAAAAATTCTTAAGTGATTTGTCCAAACCATTATAAATATAGATTAATCAGGAGTCTTTTATGAAAGATATTATTGCTGAAATTTTTAAAGGAATCGATGAAAAGTTGGTTTCTGAAGAAGTAAAAGCAAAGGTCGCAGAGATGATCAACAAGGTTGTTGACGCTCGCGTGGCTGCCAAGACTGCTGAAACCGATGCAGCCTCGGTCAAGCTTCAAGAAGAAAAAGCAAAGCTTGCAAGTGAACTTGATCAGATCAAGAAAGATATTGCCGATAAAGAAGCCTTCCTCAAGGAAGCCGCTGCTGACTTCGGTAAGCAACTTGCTGAAGAGTTCAAGCAAAAAGAAGACATTCTTTTTGAGACATTAAAAGAGTACCAAGAGGAATCTATTAAGGTTCTTCAAGAGACAGCAAAAGATTACCGCGATAAGATCGAAGAGGAAGCTCTTGTTGCTGCAAATGAATACAAAACTTTCGTTGAATCGTCTGCATTAGAAAGTGCAGCCGAATTTAAGAGAATGCGTCAGGAAGCCGACGCTAAATCGTTAGAGACGTTCAAGAGTGACTTGATTGAGAAAGCGAATGAATACATGCAGTCGCAACTCAAGACAGTTGTTCCTGAACAAATTATGGAGGCTGCCGCTAAAGCCGCTGCGCTTGAGCCGCTTGTCGAGAGCATGGTAAGTGTAATCGAGAAGCACGGAATCAGTGTTGATAAATCTGGTTTCGACGCTCTTAAGGCAGCGAAAGCTGAAATAACCAAGTTATCTGAGTCCGTCAATGCGAAGACTCAAGAAAATGTGAAACTTGGTTCACGGGTTAAAGAGTTAGAAAAAGCTGTTAAGTTAAAGCAACTCACGGAAGGTATGACGCAGGCGCAAAAGTCAAAGGCTGAAAAGCTTTTGGAGTCTTGTTCCGTTGAAGAACTTGAAACCCGTTTCAAGGTCATCAAAGACATCGTTATTTCAGAATCAGCAAAGCCTGCAAAGGTCAGTGTGAAGGATGTAAAGACACAAGTGGTTGTGGATACCACTAAAAAGCAAGTAGACCGTATTGTTGAAACAATACAGAAGCCTGTTGGTGGTCAATCATCCGAAATGGACACATGGGCAACACAATTAAGCCGCATGCGTCGTAACTAATTCTTAACCCAAGAAAAGGAAACTTATGTCAGAAGCTAGAGTATTTAGGGACACCCTTCGCAAGAAGTGGGCACTATTAACCAACCACATCAAGAAGGATTCAATTGTTGAAAACGTTTCAGCACTTCTTGAAATGGAACAACGCTATTTCCAGAACCCAGGCAGAGTCCAGGGTCCATTGCACGAATCGTTTAACGTTTCTGGTTCCGACGCCGCTGGCGTAGGTTCAGCATCGTACAATTCGAACTGTGGTCCAGGCGCGGGTATCGCCCGTTTCAAGAATATCGCAATGCCACTCGTTGCACGTATCTTCCCAGAACTCGTAGCAAACGAATTGGCGGGCGTTCAGCCTATGTTCACTCCAGTAGGACTTGCATACGCATTGCGCTACCGCTACCAGAGCGGCGACTTTGCTGGACAAGAAGCTGGATACAACACAGTACACGCACTCTATTCAGGTGTTGAGCCTGCTTCGGCTGCTGGTACAACTGGCGCAACTCTCCCATCATCGGGTGATTTCGCTGCTCTTACCGAAGCCGATGCTGGCAAGGTAAAGGGTGGTATGCGTGATCCAGGCGCTCTTGGATCAGGATACAAGCCAGCTTATGTCACACACGAAGGCGAAACCCTTGGTGAACTCCGTGACGTATGTGGAACAGGTATTCCTGAACAAATGCGCTACATGGGCTTGACCATTGAGCGTCAGGAAATCACAGCAAAGACACGTAAGCTCGCTGCTCGTTGGACATATGAAGCGCAGCAAGATATTGCCAACATGCATAATGTTGACATCCAAGAGCAATTGTCAGACCTCTTGGCTTACGAAGTTGCTGCTGAAATCGACGCAGAAGTAAAGAACAACATCGTTGAACTTGCCAAGGTCGGCGGCGTCTACCAGTGGAACTACGGTTCAGTTGGTAATGCTGACGGTACAGCAGACGGTCGTTGGGAGCAAGAGAAGTTCCGTACTCTCTACACCTTGCTCGTTAAGGCTTCGAATGATATTGCCCGCGCAACTCGTCGTGGCGCTGGTAACTTCATCCTTTGCTCCGCAAACGTATGCACAGTCCTCGAAGGACTTGAGCAGTTCGCCATGTCATCCGTTGCAACTAACCTTGCAACAGAAGTCAGTGGCGTTGCCAAGGTCGGTACAATCGGACGCTTCACAGTATACCGCGATGTATTCGCTCAAACCGAATACGCAGTCGTAGGATACAAGGGAAGCCGCGACACCGACGCTGGTGTTATCTACTGCCCATACGTTCCATTGATGTTCATGGAAGCCGTTGGTCCAGATTCGTTCAACCCAAGAATTGGTGTTATGACACGTTATGGTATCTGCAACAACTTGTTTGGTGCAGAAAACTACTACCGTTACATCAGCATCAACCTCGGTGATAGTCCAATCGCAGGATACGGTAACTCAGGCTACGCTGCTCCGCTCCCACAAGGTGCAACAGCTAACGGAGTTGTCTTCGGATAATCCTGATAGACAAATAGATGAAATAAGAAGCCCCTCGGCAATGCCGGGGGGTTTCTTTTTTGAGAATTACTCTATGAAATTATTATAATTTTGTATAATGGTAGCATGGATATATCAGATTTAAGTAACTTCTCAACGCAAGAAGAATACAATACCATATCTTCTATTGTTGAGGGTGCTAAATTAGGCGACAAATATTGCCAAATACTCGTACACGAATACATGTCTCTTTTAAAAGATGACGATAAATTGAAAACATTTTTAAAAATTGTCAGGGGAGAAACTTCCGAAATGGCATGTAGAAAATGGTATTATATAGACAAGCAGATTTTCATCGACAACAGGAAATACTTATGAGCGACATACCAGAAGAACATACTTTTCCAAAATCACTGGATGATATACCCGATATTGCGCCTATTAAGCGCGAAGAATTGATTATACCGTCGTTTAAGGAAAGTTTAAACGAAGCTTCGACATCTCAACAAGATGTGAAGAACGAATATAAAATGAAGGTTGAAGAACAAGCCGAAAAACTCGCTCGATTGAAAGCACGAATTCGTGACTCACAGCTTGACGAGCGTAAGAACCAAGAATTCATATTGTTTAAAATAGCCAATTTAAAGGAAGAAATCGATCAATTAGAAGAGTCACTTCACTACGCCAAGCAAGACTACGATGCGTGGGTAGCTAAAGCTGATTTATCGGGTGGAGCCTCGAAAGCATTGGCTGTTGTCGAAACATTGGAGCGAGACATTCATAAAGCCAAGATGGAAATTTCTCGGTTGGAGGCGTTGAGATAACATGCCATTCGGATACTTTATACGATCAGATCCGACACCAATTAAATTACGATTTGATATATCAAAACCCATACAAGTTGTCAATCCTGGTGATGTCATATATGTTGATTATGCTACATATAAAGATGTCGTTGGATTCAAGTTTGTGGGTTGGACTCCACCATTAAAAGCTGGTGAAGTCTCTCAAGATCCGAAGCATCCTACAAAAGTATACGATGGTGAAGAAATCGATGTAGTTGCGGTTCAAGCTAAAAAGCAAGCACCACATAAAATCTTCCTTGAGAACCTCAAGAAAGAAGAAAAGACGGTTGTTACATATGTCGAAGATACAGAGGAAAGTAAAGTTAAACCGCCAGAACTACCCGCGAAAAACATAACTGAAAATGACATGAATAATGACGCACTTATAGCGTATTTGAAGAAGTTCTCACAGAAAAATTGGTTTGTTATGAAGAAAGAAAAAGCCATCGAGTATCTTGAGCGTTTACGTGTGGATTTTTCAGATGTTCCTAACAATAAGAATGAGCTTATAAAAAAGCTAAAAAAGTTTATAGAAGATAATTAATATAAATACATAGGTAAGGATTTGCCTATGATACCTTCTAAAAAGTCGGAATTGGCAGCATGGATTCGTGATAGTTTAGGCGAATCTGTTATGGGTGTTATGCCAATATCACCGTCACAAATTGAAGATCGTATTGACGATGCTATTGACTATTATCAATTGTTTTCTGGTGGCATAGGTCATGAGCAGAATTATTGCGTTATTAATACATCGACCATGCTTACGTCTGCCGCGCCCGTATGTACACTCTCTGGTGCGCCATTCTCTTTTTGTGACCCAAAGTTGGCGGCTCCTATCATGCAACATAGAGCCGAATACCAGCTTCCAAAAAACGTCATAGGCGTTTCTAAAGCATTGCCTGGTGGTACGGGAATTGGTGGATTGAATTGGTTAACAACAGCACCAAGCCCATCACAAGAAATTATTGAACGTGCGTTGAATGGTGCAGAAGCCATTTCACAAAACATGTGGGGATCGATGGCTGGTGGTCCAATAAACACATCGACTAATAATTATCTTGGATTGTGGTTTCCGGGCACCATGTATAATGGTGGTGCCTATGGAACCCGTGGCGGCATTCGTGCTGATGGTGGTGGCATGGATGTTATTACCTATGAGTTGGGTATGGAATACATGGAAATGTTGAATCAGAGATTTAAGGTTTCCGTCAATCTGGAATTCCATGAAGCCGCTCGTCGCGTCCGTATCGCCCCACCACCAAAAACTGCTGGTATGTACATTATAGGCGTGTGGACCCGTGTTG